CTACTGTTCAAGCTGATCCGGGTACAGCTAGAAGTGCATTGGCAGCTTGTCAAACTTTGGAAATTACCGAATATGGTGCGTTTTACATTGATCCAAACGGATTAGTTACTTTCAAAAATCGTAATTATTGCACCACAAGTGCTGCTGGCACCCCTGTTTATTTCAATGATAATGGTACGAATATTTCTTACTTTAATGCCTTTTGGGTATTAAATGATGCTCAAGTGGTTAACCAGGCAAGTATCACAGCTAATGGACTGGCTACACAGACTGCCATTAACCAGTCATCTATTGATAAATTCTTTGTTCATTCTTACACCCAGAATGACCTATTGATGCAAACTACGGAAGAAGCTTTAAATAATGCCCTGGCTTATGTGGCTAGTAGAGCTGAAACTACTATTCGATGCGATGCCATCACCCTTGATCTTTACACAAATAATTACACCGCAGGTACAATAGCCGCTTTAGATCTTGATTATTTTGATCCCATAAGCGTTACTACTACCCAACCTGGCACAGGGGCTTCAACTTCAAGCATTACCAAAAACCTTCAAGTTTTTGGGGTTCAACACCAAATTAGTACTAATTCTTGGAAGACGACATTTACCACTTTAGAGCCTATAATAGATGGATTCATATTGGATTCTAGTTTATATGGGTTACTAGATACCAATACGCTAAGTTACTAAGGAGAATAATGGCAAAACAGACATTCACTACTGGGCAAGTATTAACTGCTGCTCAAATGACTTCACTACAGCAAACTGCAATGGGTGGTGGATCACCTGTTACTAAAACCGCTTCTTATGTATTAACAGCTGCCGATGCCGGCACAGTAATACAAATGAACAGCGCTTCATCTACAACAATTACAGTTAATACTGCATTGTTTACAGCTGGGGATTCCGTTCAAATACAAAATATAGGTGCAGGTGTTTGCACTATTACAGCCGGTACTGCAACTGTTACTACTAGCGGTTCTTTAGCATTATCACAATGGGAAGGTGGATTTTTATATTTCACTTCCGCAAGTGCTTCTATATTTTTTGATTACACACAAACTGGTGCAGTATCTCCATTAACCACTAAAGGTGATATTTGGGGCTACAGTACTTTAGATGCTCGTATTCCTATCGGTTCAAATAATCAAGTTTTAACCGCAGATTCTACCCAGGCATTAGGGCTTAAATGGGCGACTCCTTCAACTGGTAGCATGACTTTGTTATCCACAACTACACTTTCAGGTGCGTCAACTACTGTTTCAAGTATAGATCAAACTTATGAAACTTTATTGGTATTTATTTATGGCGCAACATGGGCAAGCGGAAATGGAACTGTTTATATTAAACCAAACAATACCGCTAACCAATGTTCATTTATTGGAACATATTGGCAAAGTGCAGGCGCTGGCACTTCGGGAACAAGTGCTGGCGATATCCAGTCATATTTAAATACAACTAATAGCAGCGGATTGGGTTTTGCGGCTGTTAATTTTTATCGATATGCAAACACTTCTCAATGGAAAGTTTATGCTGGCACTGGCGGAAACCAAGCAAGTGATGGCACTGGGTCTGCTTATGCTTATGGTGGAACAGTTAAAACAACAAGTGCATTAAGTTCTTTAAACTTTTATCCAAGTTCTGGCGCAAACTTTAGCGGTGGAACAGTCCTAATTTACGGAGTAAAATAATGACAAAACCAACAATAAGAATTCACGATTTAGAGTTAAACGAAATTATTGATCGTGAAATGACCGATGCTGAATTTGCTGAGCATGAAGAACAAATAGCAAAAAACGCAACTATTCAAGCCAAAGCGGAATCAAAAGGAATCGCTAAAGCCGCTTTGTTGAAGAAATTGGGAATTAGCGAAGCAGAAGCGGAGTTATTGCTTGCCTAATACATCCCAAGTAACAGTAACTACTACAGCTACATTATTGGTAACTGCCAATAGAGCAGATCAGGCTGTTTATTTGCATTCATCATCTGGCACTATTTATGTTGGTGGTGCAGGTGTAACTACCTCAACTGGGTACAAAATGGATAATGGCGATAAATTGACAATGCAATTATCTGATAATGAATCACTTTATGGAATTGCATCAAGCGGTACTCCTGTAATGATGGTGATGGCAACAATAAATTGACACCGTGGTTATGCAAGGCTGGCGTACAGCTGAGGGAGCAGATCGATGATTGGTTCCCGGATCGGGATCGTAAAAGTGATGGATGGGTGGGTGATAGTCGCCATGCCAAAGCCGGATCATTGTCAGATCACAATCCAGACAGCACCGGATGTGTACGAGCCATTGATATTGATTCTGACTTGGGTACACAAAAAGGGCTCTCGCTCTATCTTGCTGACCAACTCCGGGATCATGCAGAAACCGATAAACGCATTTCTTACATAATTCATAAAGGCAAAATAGCAAGTGCCAAGCGTGGTTGGAAATGGCGCGACTATAAAGGCATTAACCGACATGACCATCACATCCATATCAGTTTTACAAAATTGGGCGATCAAGACAATACATATTTTCAAATTCCACTCATAGGGGGAAAGATATGAAATTAAACAAAAAACATAAAGCGGCAATTAAGTCATATTTAAGAGCTGTAGCAGCATCTGGTATTACAGTTGCGCTTGCTATTGCTGGTGATATGCGCCCTGAATATTCAATTCTTTTAGGTGCGTTGGTAGCACCCCTTATCAAAGCCTTAGATCCTAAAGATGTTGATCTAGGTATCAATGCTGAATAATGTCTATCGAATCTTGGGTCGCTATTGCCGTAGGCATAAGCACCTTACTCACAAGTACATTATTGGCTCTACGCTGGGTTATTAAAGCCTATTTAGCTGAATTAAAACCTAATGGTGGGTCTTCAATGGCTGATAAAATTGATCGACTTGAAAAGCGTGTCGATGATCTATTTATCTTGCTAAGCAAGTCATAATTTTAATTATGGCGAACACACGCAAGCCTTCTAAACGCAAAAAGATCAACAGGCGTAGAGTTCGCCATTCTCCCGATCCATTAACCAAATTGGATCAATGGTATATAGCAAAACATGAAATGTTTAGAGCTGCACGCAAGGCAGGATTTTCAGAAAGCGTTGCGCTTTATCTAATGGATAGTCCGGAATCAATGCCTGACTGGATCGTAGGCGACAAAGGAATTATCCCAACTATTCCTACTCCAGACGAGGAAGAAGAATAATTAAAAAAATCGCTTTTATAAGTGATCTTCAAGTACCATTTTTTAACGAGCAAGCAACGAAATCTGTAGGCAGATTCCTGGCTAAATGGAAACCCCATCGCACTATTTGTATTGGCGATGAAATTGATCTACCCCAACTTGGGGGTTTCAATGCCGGCACGATTGATGAGATGGTTGGCAACATTCATGAGGATCGAGTATTAACTCAAGAAGTATTAAGTTACTTAGGCGTAACAGATGTACTTGGTAGCAATCATGGAATCAGGCTTTATCGATCAATCAAGAAAAGACTTCCTAGCTTCTTAAATCTACCTGAAATGCAGTATGAAAAGTTTTTAGGTTATGACAAATTAAATATTAAATTTCACCCATACGGATTGGATTGGGCACCAGGTTGGACAACTGTTCATGGTGATGCTTTTCCGCTTAGTCAAATACCTGGACAAACGGCCTTAAACGGGGCTAGAAGGCTTGGTAAGAGCGTTGTATGTGGGCACACCCATAGATTGGGTCAATCGGCTTTTACAGAGGCTTCTAGAGGCCAATTAGGGCGTACTGTATGGGGCGTAGAGGTGGGCAATTTGGTAGATCTGAGCAGTTCAGGCATGGCATACACCAAAGGCTATGCAAACTGGCAAACTGGTTTCGCTGTAGCTTATGTTAAAGATCGTAAAGTCCAGATGATAACCATTCCAATCAATGCAGATGGCAGTTTTATATTTGAGGGTAAGGTTTATGGGGCTTGAAACCGACTATCGGGATCGTACGATTGATGATCATATCGATGAA